GTGGTGCTGATGACGGTACTGTGGTGGCTGCACATACAAACTGGGGTGGTGGTAAGGGTAGAGGCATCAAGGCTGATGACAACCTAATTGCAAGCCTTTGCTTTACCTGTCACAGCCAGCTTGACCAAGGCACATCAATGACCAAAGCCGAGCGCATGGCTATGTGGGAAGAAGCGCACAAAAATACGATCAATCGACTGATCTTATTTGGTTTGTGGCCTAAAGATGTGCCAAACCCTATGAGGGTTTCTACTAATTCCAAAGACTGATCTCCTGTTAGACAATAAACACATCAACACAGGAGATGTCCATGATCGAAGATTTTGAGTACAAGACAACACTTAACGGCGCTGTCGTGTCTGTTTGGTTTGATGTTAGCTGGGATGACGGTAACGCAACTCCTAGCTTTACTGGCGTGTTCTTTGAGTGCCAGGACGTAACGCCTATTCTCAGCAAAGAGCAGATTGCCGAGCTTGAGATGGAAGGCGAGAAAGGCTTTTTTGAGTCTGGCTGGGAGAGCGCAAATGGCTACTAAAACAACTATTGAGATGGCCCGTGAAGCCGCTGGTGATGATTGGGGATTGTTTCAGGAGTACATGCCTGAGATACACAGGCTGGCAGAGCTTGTCCGTGCTGACGAGAGAGCAAGGATGGCTACTGATAAAAGCAAAGAAGCAATGAAGCTGGCGCTGGAAAAGATTGCAAACGTCAACGCAATGGACTACGAGTACCAAGCATGGGCAAGAGAAGCCTTGGCATCAAAACTTATGGAAAGGTAATCGGTTATGAAAATAGCAACAAGTGAACTTGAGCATCTGCGTGAAGAAGTTAAAAACTGCCATCAAATTATCAAAGACTTGCAGAAGAAACGTGAGTTTGTTGGGCTGAGGGATGAAGACTATCGGGAATTGCATCTTGAGATGGGGCCAACGTATTTTTACCAAGACTATGGCCGAGCCATCGAAGCCAAACTCAAGCAAAGGAACAAATAATGTTTTACAGCCAATGTTGGACATGCGGAGAGCGCTGGGAGCTTGGCACAGCATCAACTTGCAAGTGCCCTGAAGAAACAACCATTGATTGGACGGAAGCAAAACTTCCAAGTCCTGTGTTTACTCTGTCGGATACCAAGCCCAACCACAACGTCACCTTCCACAATCAGGACGGCAAGCAGGTGGGTGAGCTGAACTTCAATGGGCCAGAGATGGTGTTCACAGGTGATGCAGACGAGAGCGCCAAGATTTTCTTTGACCTCATTGCCGGATGGTTTAAGGCACGGCTGGATCAGGAGAGGGCTGACGAGCGTGAGAAGTGTGGAGTGGTTGCAGAACAAGCGGCAAGGGAGGCGATTGTTTTTGCTATGGATGCCGAGCGTGAGGCGTGTTTGAACTGCTACTCGCCGGACGACACGGCAACAGATTGGGCTGACAAAATCCGAGCAAGGAGCAACACATGAAGACCGTAATTGAAATGGCGCGGGAGGCTGGGTGGGATGACCATCACGCTGAATTTGACACGCGACTTAAACGCTTTGCCGAGCTTGTCCGTGCTGACGAGCGCAACAGTTGGCCAGCAGAGATGGAAGCAATGGAGCGACAGGTCAACATCCTGACCGATGCACTGGCAGAAGCAAGGAGAACATCATGAGAGAGCTAGACCCCGACACATGGATCATGCTGGGCATCACATGGTTTCATGGACTGATGTGTGGCTATGCCATATGGCGACAAGATAAACGCAAGCCGCTGGAGGACGAATGAAAATCGCATGGACGTTCATCATTGTGATGCTGGTACTTTTAACGACTAGGAGCTGCGCATGAACATTGAGCAAGCAGTTCAGGTATTCAAAGCCCTAATGGAAGGCCCAGCAAGCCGACAAGGGTTAGCCGACAAAACTGGGGCAACACCAAAGGCTGTTGGCAGGATGCTGACAGAGCTTAAAAAGCAAAAAATGATTTACGTCATTGATTACAAGAACGCAACTGATGGCCGTAACCGAGTCAAGATTTACACATTGGGTGATGGCGAAGACGCACAGCCAAAGCAGTCACAGTCTCAGGAAGACAGAAGCCGCAGGAGCTACCTGAAGAAGAAGTCCATCAGAAACGCATTTACACCAAAAACAACATTTGTCGGCGGGAGTCTTTGGCAATGAGGAAGAAGAGCAACTACAAACCCAAGGGAGTCCGTCTGGATGCTCTTAATTGGGTCTTGGCTGGCCTGAAACCAATCTCTGAGTGTGGTGATGCCCTAACGGTCTTAAAGGCCAAGAATCACTCAGCACTGACAGAGGTTGTCCAGGGAAGGGGTAACCGTGACCAGATCGACATTCTGATTGCCGCCTTGAACATGACAGAAGCCTATGCTGTTCACGGCAAGGGTGAGGATTGGAGAGTTGAGATTAAAGAGGCCCAAGATGCGCTCTATAGCATGGCGCTTAGAGGGGTGGAGACAGAAAAGTTCCTGTTCCGTGGGCCAGAGATGCAAGCCGTAAACCTCGCAATGGAGCTGCATGACCAACAACTCCAATTAAGTTCAGTCAAAGAGCTAGAGCAGATGACCGACTATGTGAGGCATCAAATCCTGCACAAGAGGGCAAGACCGATCATCAGTAAGTCAGAACGTCAAAGTATGCAAGTGCAAAGCAACAAAACACTAAGCCCAATGCCACTGCCAGGGTGATGTCTGCGATTGTTTCTTTCATGGGGGACTCCTTAAATGGCTGTGAGGTTTCCGAGCAATTGCCCGAAGTTGGTTGGCGTATTGTTCTTGTCCCATTGGGCCAAGTCTTCAGGCCATTGCATGGCTCGCTCTAGTTCGTTGTACTGATCTTGTGTCAGTTTAATTTGCCTAGCATCTTTGCTTTTTGTTTCTTCATCCATGATGAACTCCTGTTGTTGATGGCTCAATTATCAGGTTATCAACAAAAAATTCCATTAGGACAAACCCTTAGAGACAATTCGCCAAAACTGTGTTAGGGTGATAAAATCCATGCAACTGGAGAACATCATGGCTGGACTTTTAGGCACTGAACTGGAAATCTCGATTGAGATTGAGGAAGCTGAAGAACCAAAATTTGACGAGGCTGAGAACGCCAAAACAGTCAAATACATGGAAGAAACTCAGATGTTTGGGCCAAAAGACCCAAGCAAGCCAAGCAGCGACTTCTGGCGTGACCTTGCCAATTACTGGCGCATTGCTCCAGATCAGGCCAAGCGCAAGCTGTGTTCCAACTGTGAATACGGTAATGACAGCCCTGAGACCAAAGAATCCTACGGTGACATGGCTATCTATTGCGAGAAATTTGAATTCGTCTGTGGCGAGGGTAAAACCTGCAAACGCTGGGAATCAGCAAAAGAGGAAGACTGATGGGCACTACCAACACTACCCCAACAACCGCCAAAGAAGCAAAGAAGTTTGCCGAACAGGCGCGTAAACAGGCCGAGTCCAAGGGCTGGCAGTCTATGGCATACAAGTTTTCTAAGCCGAAAGGCAAAAAATGAAGATGACCAAACAAGGCCAAGCCAAAGTTGGAAACGTCATGAAAGAATACAAAGAGGGCAAATTGCACTCTGGCTCTGATGGCAAGGTGGTTAAAAGCCGTGACCAAGCGATTGCAATTGCTATGAGCGAAGCCGCCAAAAAGATGGGTCGCTACAAGGGGAAATAAGATGGCTGATGGAATTCGCGCAACGCCTTACAGGTCTTTTTTTGCTGGGTCTGCAAACGACATTTTGGGTGGTTTGTTGGGGTATATGCGTGATCCTCGCCGTACTCAGCAGATGCAGGGCTTGGCTGGCTTGCTGGAAAGCACAGGAATTCCTAAGACAGTGGAGCGTTTGGCCTACGGTGAGCCGCTGACAAACCTTCAAAAAGCAAACGTCCCTACACTGCGCCCAGAAACTGCTGAAGCACTGATGACGCTGCTGCCTGTTCCAAGTGGCGCAAGCAAGGCTGCAAGGGCTGTTGACCCTGTTGTCCAGAAATATGGCCCAAGGCTTGAGCAATCGCTTTTGCCAGCATTTGAGGCTGCGTATAACCGTGGTGGCTTGACCCGTGAGATGGTCGAGGCTATGGGGACTGGTGTGCAAAGTCCTTTGACCGTTTATCATGGCAGCCCCGCCAAGTTCAACAAGTTTGACCGCACCAAGATTGGTTCTGGTGAGGGCGCACAGGCTTATGGGTATGGTCACTATGTGGCTGAAAGTCCGGGTGTAGCTAAAGACTATCAAAAATCTTTAAGTGGTTACGCTGCTGACGGAAAAAGATTGCCTAGCGACATTGGAAATGTAATAAGCAATTTTGACGGAAATGTTTCTGCTGCTATTGCTGAAAGACAAAAGCAATTGAACAAATGGATTGATAGTGGTGCTGATTCAAAGCATTTTGTTATAAAAGAACTAAAAGATGAAATACAAAAACTTTCAGCTTTGCAAGACAAAAAACTTGAGTCAACTGGTGCTTTTTACGAAATAGATTTGCCAGACGAGCAAATTGCAAGGATGCTTGACTTTGACAAGCCATTGATGGAGCAGTCAAAAGAAATCCAAGCACTTGCCAAGCAATACGGATTGACAGACGCGGATCACATGGGTGGAGATCTTATTGCCGCAATGGATGCCAAAAGACCCGCTGGCGCTGAAGCAATGCGTCAGTCTGGCGTTCCGGGTATTCGTTACTTAGATCAACAAAGTCGCGGCCCTTCAAAAATCTATAATGTTGGCTCTCCAAAAGCAGACTTTGGCCCGTATTCTCCATATCAATCTATGGAAGATGCTCAACAGCAACTTGAATTGTTGAAAAAATTCGGTATAAAAGATGCTGAAATCCAAATTCAAGAGATGCCGCAGACTTCAAATTTCGTAGTCTTCCCCGGCAACGAAGATTTGCTTACAATCCTCAAACGCAACGGTGGATTGCTAGATTAACCCCGCTGATGTAAGTCAGCACTAACCTTGACCAACCTACGGGAGTCAAACCAAGATGAATAAATTAGAGGCCGGAAAACCTGAGAATTTAACCAACCGTGGCAGGGGAAGGCCACCGGGAAGCGTTAATAAGGCCACCAAGACGTTTAGAGAGACTGTTAGTAGGTTGCTAGAGGATAACGCTGAAAACGTCTCTAAATGGCTAACAGAGGTTGCCGAGGGAAGTGTCGAGAAAGAACTGAAAGCAGACCCCAAAGCTGCTTTGACACTTCTAGCCCAAATGGCTGAATACGCAACACCAAAGCTAAACCGCACTGAAGTTACTGGCGATGGCGGTGGGCCTATCAACCAGAGCGTTGAAGTATCGTTTGTTTCTCCAAATAAATGATACGCTTCACAAGCTGAAGGTATTGATATAGAATTGCCGCATGAGCAAGCAATTCTGTGTTTACACCCACAAAAGACCAAATGGCGAACCTTTTTACATTGGCAAGGGCGTAGTTGCGCGAGCCTATGACTTTGCGCCAAGTCGCAGGACTGAATGGCACAAAAACATTGTTAAAAAGTATGGAAGAACAAGCATACTGATTGAGATTGTTTTGTGCGATAGCGAAAATGATGCTTTTGCGCTTGAAAAGGAAAAGATAAAAGAAGCTCGACAACTTGGTTTTGAGCTTGCAAATCTTACCGATGGTGGAGAGGGTGCATCGGGTAGGTTGCCAAATGAAAAGCAAAAAGCTGGTCTTGAAAAAGGCCGTAGAGTTGGAAAAAAAGGAACAAAAGGCCCAAGACCTCATTTAATCAAATGGATTGAAAGTGAGGCTGGTCAAAACCATGTAAAAAACCTTTCTGAAATTGGGAAAAAAATACTTCACAGAGAGCGAATCGTGTCTTGCTGTGAGTGTGGTGTAGATTTTGTGACTACTAGCGCAAAGGCAAAAAATTGCAGTAGGTTGTGTGAGCAAAGAAATAGACGAGCAAGGCAAAAAAATGGCGAAAATTAACCTGCCTGAGTGGAGTCAGTTCCTAAATGAGCCATGCAGGTATAAGGTTGCCTATGGTGGCCGTGGTTCTGGAAAATCATGGGCGTTTGCCATGATGTTGCTTTTGCAGGGGATTAAATCTCCGCAAAGGATTTTGTGTGCCCGTGAAGTGCAAAGATCACTCAAAGATTCTGTCCATCAACTATTGACAGACCAGATAGAAAGCATGGGTTTAAACGATTTTTACCAAATTACAGATACTGAAATAAGAGGCAAAAATGGAACAATGATTCTTTTTGCTGGTCTTCATAACAACTCTGTAACAACAATCAAATCGTTTGAAGGTGTTTCTCGGTGCTGGGTAGAAGAAGCGCAAACTGTATCTAAGCGTTCTTGGGATATATTGATTCCAACGATACGAAAACCTGACTCAGAGATTTGGATTACTTTTAATCCTGACTTGGACACAGATGAAACATATAAAAGATTTGTAGTAAATCCGCCAAGTAGCGCATCAGTTAAAAAAGTAAATTGGGATCAAAATCCTTGGTTTCCAGAAACTTTAAGGGAAGAAAAAGATCAATTAAAAGAAAGAGACATGGATTCTTACCTGAACGTCTGGGAAGGCCACACCCGTCAAATGCTGGATGGCGCTGTGTACGCCAACGAACTAAGAAAAGCCCAAGAGGATGGCCGCATTCGTGAGTTGATTATTGATAAGTCAATCCCTGTTCAAACCTTCTGGGACTTGGGATGGGCAGACATGACCTCTATATGGTTCGTCCAGGTTATCGCTGGTGGCGAGGTAAGGGTAATTGATTTCTACCAAAACTGTCAGAAAACCATCGACCACTACGCTCAAGTGCTTCAGGAAAAGGGCTATATCTATAAAGATTGGTGGCTTCCGCATGATGCTGAGAACAAGAATATGACGGGGAAATCTGTCAAGGACATCTTGGAAGGCATGGGTAAACCTATCAGAATCACGCCAAAACTGTCTGTGGCTGACGGGATTAACGCAGCAAGGACGCTGATGGGCAGGTGCTTTATTGATGAAACTCGATGCGCTGATGGCTTGCAGAACTTGCGCCATTACCGCTATGACGTTGACCCAAACACCAAGATGTTTTCAAATAAGCCATTGCATGACCAGCACTCACACGCTGCTGATGCTTGGCGCTATGTGGCTGTAGGACTAGATGAAAACACTGGTTCTTGGGGCAAATCTATCAACAAACCAGCAAAATGGGTGGTCTAAATGATCTTGATGAAACAAGGTGATATTTCTAGCGCAAAACGTGTTGAGGCGCTTGAGAAGCGTATTGAAATGCTTGAAAATGTGGTAAAGGCGTTACAATTGCAAGAACGCCCAAAGGTCGGGCGACCAGCAAAGGTCAAAGATGAGCCAGAACAAACTTAAAGCAGCGGTCCAAGCGGCTGTGGATGATGCTATCGGGTACATTGAATCAGAGACTGTTGAGCAAAGAAAGCAGGCTTTGCAGGCTTATTTGCGACAGCCATACAATAATGAAGTTGAGGGCAAGTCTTCAATCGTTACTGGTGAGGTTGCCGAAGCCATTGATGGTGCTTTGCCAGCACTGATCCGCATCTTTACTGGCTCTGACCAAATCGTTGTTGCTGATCCTGTTGGCCCCGGTGATGAGGCTGGCGCAAAGCAAGCGACTGACTATCTGAACCACATCTTTCTCAAAGACAATCCGGGTGTCATCATCCTGCATGATTGGTTTTTTGATGCCTTGCTGCAAAAGAACGGCATTGTGAAAGCTGTTTGGGAAGACAAGGAAGACGTTACCAAAGAGACATATGAAGGTTTGTCTGATGACGAACTGGCAATGCTGCTGCAAGACAAGAGCATTGAAGTTGTTGAGCAAGACACAGTAACGCAGCCGATCCTAGACCCAATGGGAATGCCTGTCTTTGACGAGATGGGTGTTCCTGCCACTTATGGTATTCATGACGTCACCATCAAGAAGGTGGAGAAGTCGGGCAAGGTCAAGATTTCCAACATCCCGCCTGAAGAGTTCTT